GAGTTATTCCGTCATTTTTTGTGTTGTTTGGTTCATTTCTTGTATTAGTATTTGTATTATCTGTTTCAATAACTTCACTTTCGTCCAAATAACTACCTTCTTTAATCAATTTGATTTCATTCATTAATTTTTTTAGTATTGCATTATTCGTTTTTTCATAAATACTTATAAGGGATGCAAAAAAATTCAAAGCAACACCGAACCATATTAGGGTTGTATTATTATTTCCTGCTGCAAAAGAAGTTGTTAAAATTCCAGCTGACTGAACAAAATGAAATAAATAAATCAAATAAGAGTTTGTTGTGTTCAAACATTGTCGTTTACACAAAAACCGTTTCAAATCATCTAATCGATTTTTATCTAAAATACTTTGAATTTGTAAAGAGGTATCCTTTGTACTAGACATATTTCTATATAATCTTATTCTATTTATCTATTTATTCTACAAATAAATAAATAACTAAATAAAATAACTAAATAACATTTGGTGCTTCTTCATAAAATTTCTTGTAATTATTTTTATAATGATTTGAAAACATATCATAATATATACTAAATTTACCGTGCATTGACTCATAACTATACTTATCGATATTATCTACTATAGCCTTGTCTTGTTTCAAAGTTGTGTACATTGTCTTGTGTGTCGCTTTATCGCCAAGTATATTAATTAAATGCATTATCGGATACATAAGATAATTTTTATTGTTATCTAGGTTAAAATTCCAATAACTACGATATGCTTTTACAAATAATTTGGTTTTGAATTTTGAAATAGGTAACGCGTGTGTTATTATAGTAGATGACATATTTCCGAATAGCACTCTTGCAACGGTTGTGTGCGGTAAAACATATTCGTTTTCAACAATAATATTATCATACTTATAGAGTTTATTTACTATTGAATTCTCCCCGGCAAGATATTTATAGATAATTTTATAATGATTATCATATTCGTACATTTTTAAGACTTTTGAATTATGCAAAGGGTTTGGGTTTTTCTTGTTACCAAATGTATGAACAAACCCTATGTGGCATATATCTAGACTATTTACACTTACTAATTTGGCATAATGATCAAATGTTTCCTCTAGATAAACGGAACGTTGGTCATTGTCATTATATTCGGGTTCAACAAATATTTTTGATTCATCTATTTTAATCCTAGTTTCTTCATTTATTACAGGAACAGTATTCAAATAAACCATATCCCCTTTTTCAACTACTTTGAAGGAATTCACATTATGGATAGCAGATTCGGAATGATGTAAATCGGGTATTTGTATTAGTTCTCCATTTGTTCCATCAAATATATACCCGTGATAAGGGCACGTTATTGTATTTTTACACGTTTTACCTAACATAAAAGATGAACCTTGGTGACTGCAACTATCTCTCATACCGTAATAGTCACCTTTGTCTTTCCATACAATATAATTCATATTTCGAATTGTTACCTTTGTAGGTTTACTTTTAAAATCGGTAGAAAATCCTATTGGGTACCACGTTAGTTGACCATTTTCGTTTGGTGGGTCTAGCCTAGGAAAACTACCAAAATGAAAAAAATCTGTTTCGCGTTGATTAATTGGGTTTATATTTGTATCTGCATTTGTATTTGTTAATCGAATTTTATTAAAAAATGAAAATTTATTTCTTATCTTTTGTATAGTATATATAATTTTTTTAAAACTTACTGCCTCACTGAATAAAAATAAATATAAAAAAGAGCAATAATACAATTTCATCATAAAGTATTAATAATAATAATATAATTTTACTTTTATATTATTATAGATAATCATTTAGAAATATCTACAATACTACTTGTATAATGTATTTTTATACATATTTATTTATTTTATTTACTGTATTACCAAATACTATATGTTTTACACAAATAAATAAAAAACTTGTTATAGAGAGGAAACGTTTGTATTCGACAAATAATGAAAATACCCAGGACTTGAGTTTAATTCATAAGTTCAAAGGTTACTTTTTTAAAGACAATTATAATCAAGCTATAGATGATATAATAAATAAAAAGATTTCAAAAATATTTATAGATACAAATTATAAAGAAATAGTCACTATTGATAATTTACCGAAAGAAGATTTATTATATAACCATTATCACTTATCTGATATTAACCCTATTGTTTTGCCTAATTTAGTTGAAAAAGCAACAGATTCACATATTCCAATTTATTTTGTAAATTTTACACCTGAAAATATAATGAATATACAAAATTTAATAGGTGAATTATTTACATTAGCAAGTTATGCATTGCCGGTTTTATTTGTATTATCATTGTTATCTTCATTAAGAACATTCAACACAATGTCTAAACCACCTTCTCAAAATCAAAGAAATAGAAACATAAATCCAAATAACCCATTTTCACTAATGGAAAATTTTCAAAAAGATGACCTAGAATTTATAAAACCGAATGTTACGTTAGAAAGTTGGGCTGGTAGCCCAGAAGTTATTGATGAATGCCGCGAAGTAATTTCCTATATTGAAAGCAAAGAAAAATATAGATTGATCGGTGCAGATATGCCAAAGGGTATTTTATTGGAGGGACCTCCTGGAACAGGCAAGACCCTTCTAGCAAAGGCTATTGCAACTGAAACCAATTCTACCTTTATTTCAATGGCAGGCTCAGAATTTGTTGAGTTATTTGTTGGAATGGGTGCATCTCGTGTTCGTGATTTATTTGATAGTGCAAGAGATAATACACCGTGTATCATTTTTATTGATGAAATTGACGCAGTAGGTAGACAACGTGGCGCTGGTATTAATATGGCAAATGATGAGAGGGAACAAACCTTAAATCAACTGTTGTACGAAATGGATGGATTTCAGAACAACGACGATATTGTGGTGATGGCTGCTACGAATCGTAAGGATGTATTAGATCAAGCATTGTTGCGACCAGGTAGATTTGATAGAATCATTCGTGTTTCCCTTCCTGATAAGGATTCAAGAGAGAAAATATTGAGTTATTATCTCAAAAACAAGAGATTAGAGCGACCATTTGATACCTCATCTATAGCAGAATTAACCGATGGGTTTTCAGGTGCACAGCTTAAAAATTTAATCAACGAAGCAGCTATTCTTTCTGCTAGAAATAATTATACGACTATTCAAGAAAGATTTGTTTTTGATTCTTTTGAAAAATTAATTGTTGGGTTAATTCGAACGAATGCGACCGTAGCACCATCTACTCGGTTGAGAGTAGCTCTTCACGAAAGCGGCCACGCATTATTAACACTTAAATTTAACGAATCATTTGACTTTCAAAAAGCTTCTATCCAACCTACTTATAATGGGGCTGGAGGATACACGATTTTTTCAGAAAAACCTGAAATTAAAGAAGGAGGATTATATACAAAAGATTTGCTTAAAAAACGTCTCATTATTTCAATGGGAGGAAAAGCAGCCGAAAGTATTTATTATGGAAATGACTTTGTTTCACTTGGTGCAATCCAAGACTTGAAACAAGCGAATAGTTTGGCCAAAAGAATGATTGGCAATTTTGGTATGGGAAATGAATTGGAAGTATTTTTTAACGAAGATATTGATGATGATTCGAATCCATTTTTAGGTAGAAGTCTTGCATTTGGCGATAAGTATTCTGAATATACCCGTCGTATTATGGACAGAGAGACACTTGATCTTGTAAAGGAGGCTTATCAAAGTGCTAAAGATATATTAGAAGAAAATACGGATAAGTTAATACAATTTTCAGAAATGTTACAAGATAACAATGTTATTTATAACCGTGATATCGAAGGTATGTTCAAATTATAGAATTGTTGTTTTTATTTTGTTTTTTATTATCTGGGTTAGTTTCTGTTTTACTTTCTTTTTCTCTATCTATTCTTTCATCCAATTGGTCGAAATAATTTTTGCAAACACGTTTAAATATTTCTACATCTGAAAAGTTATAAGCGAAATTAGCGTTATACCCTCTTTGAAACATAATTTGGATATTTTCATAATATTTGTAATCATCCGGAATTTTGTTTCGCATTTGATGTCTAAATACAGAAATATTTGCATTACCGATTATATTATCATCGCAAACAACTTGAATTATTGATCCGTCTTTAATTTTTATTGTTGCCCAACCGATTTCTCTTTCGGTTCCTCCGTCTTCATTTCTTCTAACAATATAAGGTCCACCTCCAAGTATAGTTTGATATTCGGTCATTGTTGTATTCTATTTATATAATTTATTTATATCTTTATTATTTTTCTGTAGAGTTTATTTTTGAAAGCTTATATCATTCAATTTTTTAAATATCATATTATTTATATATGATATTTAAGGACATTTCTGATTTTAATAATGTAAATGATTATTTACCAATATTGAATGGGTGTATCAATGCAGATTTGCTCGTTTTATTTTTACTCTTTCACGGTATCTTTAATTCTTTTTATCTGAAAAAATGGTATAAAAAATACCAATTGAATGCTGTATTAGCAGACGTATTGATTCTTTTTATTGGAATTATTTTAGCGAGATTTTTTTATAAATATTTATTTAACTCATTTAGTATTTGGAAATTCACTGGTTTAGCTGTATGTATTCAAATAATACACGATATATTATTTTATTTATTATTCAAAAATTTGCCGGTTGGGTATAACGCAATGTTAGATTTCTTTAAAGAATATGCAAAGGAGGTAGGTGTAAAAGCTATATTAGGGGATAGTTTTATGATGATTGTTGCGTGTTTATTTAGTTCTTATTTCGCAACCCAAAGCCTAAATATGAACATAATTACACTTGTTACATTGACATATTTTTTCCCTTATATGGTAAATTACGAGTAATTTTATTTTTCATTGTTTATGGTGTTATTATGATTAGTTGATATAATTCTTTATAATAAAAGTGGTTAGTGCAAATAATATACCTCCCCATAGAGTATCAATTAAAACTGTTAATATAGACCAGTTACTAAATAATGCATAATTGGTTGTTTCGTAAACACCATAAATAACAATACCCAATAAAAACGCGTCATAAATACTTTTATTTGGGTTAATAATAAAATAATCAATTCCACCAACCAAACATATATAGCATAATACTATTCCTAAAAAATTTGGTATCATTTTACTTCCTTGTACATTTATGATTTGTCTTGAAAAGAAGTCTTTTATAATATTTAGATAAATAAAGTCGAGTGCTATAAATACTATTGCTATTTTTAGTAATTTGAATACCATTATACAATAGTTAAATATTTTATTGATTTCTATCATTTTTATCATATTGTTTAGATAAACTGATATTTAAATTTTTTTTTACTATAGTATTATATAAATGCCTGGTATAGGATCTTCAAACCCAATTGGTGGAAGTAATAAAGCACTTGATTCTTTAATAATTAATAATGCAAACTCTGGTGGTGCTATTACAGGTTGGGTTGCCCAAAGCGACCAATTAACTGATAGAAGGTACCCAGAATATGAGCAAATACGTTCTACAATAAAAAATGCGTGGAACACTCATTATAGAAGTCAACTTAAAAGTAATCATTTACCAAAAAGTGTTACAACACCATTTCGCGCCGTAAATAATGCAGGCGACTTATTGAGTCGTGACAATTTTTCTTGTGGAGGTAGTTGCCAAACCGCACAGAGTCGCCCAGGACTAAGAGGATTGAAAGGACATTTAGGAGGCGTTTCTAATTCTTGTTCACCATCCGTAATGTATAGCAGTTTACAATCACTTAAAGACGTTCCTGCAGCTGCGTGTAATGTTAAATACGTATATGATAGTTCAAACTATACAACTTATTTAAAACAAAAAGCGGTAAGTAAAAACTATAATTCATTGAAAAATGGGGGTAATAGTTCTAATGCTGCTCAAAGTGCTATAAAAGCCATTCGTAGATAATTAAGAGTATATTATAATATTATAATCATTTATTATTACAATATTATGCAAAAAAACGATATACGAAAAGAAATGTTATATCAAAAAACAGAATTTAACCATCATTTAATCTGTCAGTTACCAGGTATTTTCAAGTGTTGTAAATGCAAAAAAAATAATACTGTAATCGTTGAAAAAGGGGTATTAAGCCAATTTTGTTTGTTTTGTGGAACCCCAAACTATATAAAGAGTGATTCTAAATAAAGTATTATCTATATATTTTGATATACTTTTACACCTTTGGTCATTTAACCGCCTACTAATTTTTATCAATCCAATCAGTCACTATTTTGTAATCAGTTGAGTGGTTGGTTTCACATACCTCAAATTCGTAATTATATGAAGAAATATTTCCAAGACCAAAACCACCAAAAACCCAATTAAAACCGTCCATTTTTTTACTCACAATATGAAAACAATATTTATTAGGTTGTATAACTATTTTATGTATATCATTTGTATTTAATAAAAAATTAGTTAATTTAAGAAATTTTGACATATAATATTATTCCACTTGTGTTTAAGTAATATTATTTATTAACGACATTTTACACCTTTTCTCATTTACACCTTTTCTCATTTCAAACGCACAAAAGTACTTAAATATAAATAAATAAATAATGTATATGCCATTTATTACTTTTATTTATAAAGTTGGAAAAAACTATAACACATATTATGGTAAATATTGTTTTGATGATATTTCAGATGACCACAATGGGTTAGATAATGAAGTGAAATATATGTTAATAAAAGGATTAAATGAGTATAGAAAAAAAAATAATATTCAAAAATTAAATACAAAAATTATTATAGGTATATTATCTTTTTCATCAAACAACATTATTCCCACTTATTCAACTGAGAATGAAATAAAATGTTTTGATTTTTATTGTAATTATGATAATAAAATATACATTAATGGAAAATTAATATAAAAATGAGCGTTTGAAATGAGAAAAGGTGGAAAACGCCCAAAATGATATAAATACATATTTATGTAATTTATTATGAATAATACCATACCAAGAATTATATGTTCTAGTAAAAATTGTAATAAAGTATTTTCTCAAGAATGGGATGAATATGGTTATTCATATATTCGACTTGGAACATTACCGATAGATGATGATGACAAACTTGAAAAAATATGGTTTGCTTTGATGAAAACACGAATATTTTGTAGTA